GTGTTGTAATCCTAAATGTTATGAAGACTATGGAAAATGGGGAAACAATCCCCAGCCACTATGGACTGAAGGAAAATGTTGTAATCGTTGTAATAATCTTGTGATTATGGAAAGAATGAAACAGCGTTAATCGTCTTAATTATTAGACATTAGAATATAGACTATTTTGAGGATTACCTCCGACTTTATTATTAAAGTCGGAGGTCGTCTTCACCGAAAAATCATAAGTAAATTTGATCTTGATATTTACTTCTAATATATATCAAGACAATATGAATCCAGCCGAATGTCCACATACCCTCTACGACCTAGAATCGTGTAAGGATATATCTATGGATAAAGTCCTAAGGGATTATAGTAATTTGTGTGATTTCCCAGCAACGACTAATCCAAGGAAATTTGCTGGTAATCCTACTTTGTATTATTATCAACATAGAGTTTCACTAAATTGTTATCGTGAGGGAGGTATGACTCTAAAGACTATATTTGATTCTAATGAAGAAATACAAAAGTTATGGAACGAAACCATAAAAAGAAATAGGCGTGATAAAGATCCTCTATGTAGTGCTACAGATATGTTTGAGTGTTATAGAATTAATAGAGGTTCTATTGTATTCTTTAAAGCAAGCACGGCTAAATATCTATATAAAAGATTTAATGCTACAAGTGTATTAGATCCTACGGCTGGTTGGGGAGGTCGTATGCTTGGTGCTATGTCTTTGGGTATTAAATATACTGGTATAGATACTAACATAAACCTTAAAGAAGGTTATGATAGAATGTTAAGTGAATTACCCTGTAATAACAGAGAAGATTATAAAATGATATGGGATAGTTGTCTAAATGTAGATTACTCAAAAATAGATTATGATTTTGTATTAACATCTCCTCCATATGTTAATTTAGAATTATACGAAGGCATGACTCCATTTCAGAGTAATGAAATATTTTATAATGAATTTCTAATTCCTATGATGAATAGGGTTTATGAAGGATTATCACCAGGAGGATTTATGTGTATTAATATTTCACCTAAAATGTTTAGAGCGTTAAACTATCCAGCACCTGACTTTCAGGTTGACTTGAGACAACAATTAGGTAAACAATTTAAGTCAAAGTCTCAAGACAGTATCTATGTTTGGGAGAAACCAGCTGAATAGATATTAATCGTCTTCATTATCAGACGGTTCATTAGGATCATAATCACTATCACTTTCACATTCACTATCAGATTTATTTTTTTTAATATAATGGATTTTTAATCTTTCATATAGATCCATACAAAAAGCATATAATTCTTCTTCAGTAAAGTCACATGATTCGTAAATATGTTCACACATAAATTTAGTAAAGTCATTTGATACTTGTTCTTCACACATTTATATCTATATTTTTTTTATTTTTAATATATAAACGCAACGTCTTAAAAATAAGTCTACGAGAAATCCGTGGAAAACTTACCGTCAGTCAGCGTGGCCGTTTTGACCATTTCGAGCCAAGAGCGATGAGTATAAGTCCCAGCATTTACAGCCGAATAAACCAACTCAAGTTCTAGACCTTTAGAATTTACACGTTCATTTCTATTTAATCTATAGCAAATATGATGAAATTTACCATCTAGACCAAAAAGAGATGAAGATTGTGAATACTCCATATAGGTTATTTTAGCGGATAGAGATCCACCCTGTCTATTAAATTCTTGACGAAGAATATGTGGGACATTTTGTTCAGCTTGGACTACATCATGGAAATGGACAGCTGGATTGGATCTATCAATAGGATATAATCTATTATCATTATAAACTAAATTAGTTGTAAATAGACCATTGTTACCATTGCTTACAGCTGGAGCTTCAGCATGATACGAACTTAAGATAGATTGATCAGGGGTCGCAGAATCTAATTCTAGACTTGTAACTACTTTATTAATTAATCGTCCAGCACCACCGATTTCTAATACATTTCTAGTTATAAGTTGAGCAGAAGTTAACGTCCTTTTATTAAGACGATAATCATTGTAAGTCCAATTCATTACTTTGTTCTGTTCACGATAGTCAGACATCATTGCACCATCGTAGTAAATATAGTCTGCAATAAATTTAGTTTGAGTAGTATCAATTACAAAATCTGTTCCACTACCAGTCGGGGCTGTTACTACACATCGTTGCTTGGAACTGGACGGTTGGAAATGAAGTTCTATAGATACTTGTTGATCAATCATATATAGAGGGAGCTGATTAAATCTAAGGAAGGGAAATAGGTCAGCAACAGAAATGGAGAATACTGGGGCATTACCAGTAGTAATTTCAGGTTGAGCAACTAAATTAGCATCTATACCATTCGCATCTACTTTATATTCTAATCCAGTTTTAAGACACATAGAAGAGCCATTTACACCGCTTTGACCATTAGCATCATCTTTTAAAAATACATCATGAGCAATAATTCTAGAAGTTAAATATGTTTCACGTTCTAAATTAATATCATTATCAATAAACATAGATTTATAACTCATCCACGCATTAAAATCGTCGATTTCTGCTACAATTGTAGTGCCGATACGTAAAGCACATCGTCGAATTAGACTGTGGACTCCTACTCCTGCGGGAAATGTAGCATTACCATTACCTGATACTCCTAAAGTAATTTTAGAAAAACTATGAAGGAAGCCTTTATTTTCTAAAACAAATCTACAAAAGTCCGCAGTGTTCACTACGGGGTCGAGCACCGATGTGTCTACATCCATAGCCATATCCACTGGGGTCGCACCAATACGCATAAGATCAGGAATACGAGATTTAACATCACTAACTTGGGAACTATCCATTATATATATATAACTATATATATATTTGGAATGAAAAAAATTTAAAATATTAACAATTGTTTATTTTATAAAAATAATATTACGTCTAAATTATAAGACTATTGGATTACTTGTAATCCGTTAGCATTATAAACTAATGTCTGTTTCGACCTTACAAATAAGAAAGCCGAATGAGGATTATCTTTAGTCAGACCACATTCCATCTGAAGACCGAAATTTTCAGTTCTAAAATCTACACCTTGTCCAGAAATTTCGTCTAGGGAAACACCAACACCAAACATCTGTCCAGCGTCTACAAAATCAGTCTGGTTTGTAAACCCAACTCGGTTGTTGGTCAACGGACTAATCTGAGTAGATTTATTTTTCATAAATGGAATAAAAGCGTTCATATAATTTCTTACTAAATTAGGGTCTGAAATAGTAGACAACGAATCATCACGAGCATTCGTATCAAGATTATACATTAACGGTAGTCTTGATCCTCCCTTTAAGAAAATCACTTGTTTTACTTCAGCAATATCACCTGAGGCTAAATCATTAATCAATGGAGTAGTTTGGAAACCATCATAACTATAATTGTTTAGATAAGTAGACGGAATAAAATTCATAAATACTCCTAATACTCTACTCAAACCTAATCTAAAATTAATAATAGCATTAGAACTAGCAATAGTCGTATAATAACTCGAAATAGCATTATACTCCATAGTCCCACTAGACTGGGTCATGAGACGACTTAATTCATCTACACTTGGGGTCATTACTTCACAAATTAGATTTACATCAGTTAATTGATAGAAAGCAGTATTTACTCCACCATTAAAAAACTGACTGTCGGGAGTTAGGTGGATAGAAATCTCTAGACCCCCAGTTCCCCAACCTTTTCCTGATAGTCCAATAGGCTGTTTAGAATTTAGGAATCCAGTCGGTAGGTTAAGACAGAAACTATTACCACGGAACTGACGACCAGCATCTACTGATCCATTAACATTATTTACAAATTGTAAACGATTACATAATGGATTCGGAATCATATTAGATGTAACAGACATATGCCCACCAGCTTCCTGTTTACTAGAAATGGCTGGTAAATAAGACGAAAGAAATCTACCATAATGACGGACATGTTCTATAACATTTTTATTTTGTTGAGAAGAAATTACTACTTGATCTAGAATACCATATGCTGATAGTTTAGGGCTTACATTGATTTTATCACCTGCAACTGGAATACTTCCGAAATCACCGACAGCAGTTT